TTATTATGATATTATGATTACAGGGTTAAGAGAAGAGACATCTTCTCTCCTGAATACAGTAACTTAAACGAATAGAGGGCAGATCAGTTTTAGCACTTGAACCATGTTAACTACCTCCTTTTAGTTAAATCACATAACCTAGCAATCAATCTCGTAACCTGTTACTTGAAAGATTAGGTTACTGTATTGAGGAAAACCTCAAATAAACCAAAACAACGAAAAGAGGAAATTATAATGAATAATGTAAACCTAATTGGAAGAACTACAAAAGATGCTGAATTACGTTTCACACCAAATGGAAAAGCCGTTGCAACAGTAACTATCGCTGTAAATCGTAACTATGTTGCTGAAGGTCAAGAACGTGAAGCTGATTTCATTCAAGTAGTGATTTGGGGTAAACGTGCTGAAGCATTTGCAAATTATGTTCGTAAAGGACATCAGGTTGGTGTAACTGGTGAATTACGTACTCGTAATTATGAAAATGAATCAAAACAAAAAGTATATGTAACAGAAGTTTTAGTTTCTGAATTTACTTTCTTAGAGAAGAAACCTGTACAAGCATGAAAGGGCAAGGAAGAAACAAAAGAAAAACCTTTTGGTAATGATCCATTCAGTAATATTGGAAAACCATTAGATATCAGTGATGATGATTTACCATTTTAATTAAATAGAGGGTAGCTTAATTGCTACTCTTTATTTTTGGGAAGGATTGACGAGAAGGATGGGTGGATATTAACTGTATATACTTTCTTAGAATGGTTGTTTTGATGGAATTATTGATAGGAAAACAAATATCTTTTGAAGAATATGTAGAGATACGAAACAGGTTGAGGGAATATCATGGGAGGTAGATGGATGAGAATTAGTGACTATAAAGAAATTAAAAGATTGAAAGAAATTATTAAAGAGTTAGAAACATTATATATGATTGAAGAATCAGATGAATGTTTTTATAATGAAAGAAAAAGAAAAGAAACTGTTATAAAGATACATCGTTTAAAATCTGAATTAAGACAAATGTTTTAGGAGGTAGAGGGATGAACGAATGGGAAAATGAAGTTAAAAGAATAGCATCTATATTTTTAAATGATTTCTATTATGGTGAAAGAGAAAGTAAAAGAGTTTGTGAAGAAAATGATTGGAATGAAAAAGAATTTTCTCAAGAAATAATGTGGCATTTTGAAGATTTATTAAATATGTAGGAGGTAGAGGGATGAGTAAATCATTAAATATATAATCCTATTTTAACTATATTTAACATATTGAGATATTTAAGATAGTTGGGTAATTTATCCAACTTTTTTATTAAATAAATGTTGACGAAAAGTCAAAGGATGTGATATAATGAAATTACGTTATTAGGAAGGGATCGAAAATTATGGGTAAATTAATTGATATCAGTGGTAAAAAATTTGGAAGACTAACATGTTTAAATATAGCTGGAAGAGATAAAGGTCATGTTACATGGCAGTTTAAATGTGATTGTGGTAATATAAAAACATTAAGAGGTTTAGACGTAAGACAAGGGAAAACGCTTAGTTGTGGTTGTTATCAAATTGAACAAACAAAAAAGGCTAACACGAAAAATAAAAAGTCCTTTAAGTAATTTGAAATAATATACACTCTACTAATCCTACTACTAATCCTACTACTATACGAAAAGAGGAAATAAGTTTGACTAGACGTAAGAAAAAGAAACAACCTAAGTTTACTATATCTGAAAAAGATTTAAATGAATTTAAAAGATTGCAGAATAACGCAAAAGCAATGATTCGTTCTAGAAAGAAAAAATATGGTGTTGATATTTCAGGAGAGATTGACCTTAGAAAAAGTATTACTTCTTTTAAAACTCGTGCTAGTTATAATGCTTGGAAAGAAGGAATGAAGAAACTAAAGTATAGAGCAGACTTGCAGATAACAGAAACACAAGGTGTTATTGCAAGTAAGAAGCAAGTTCATCAATCTAAGTTAGAAGTCAATAGAATGAAAAAGAAGTTAACACCTGTTGTTGGGAAGAAAGACACATTTAAGAATAAATATGGTGTGGAATTTAAACCAAAAGATTTATTGAAATTGAATTTACAAACTAATGTGGCACGTGATATGGAAATTAAAAGACAACAGTATCTTGAAAGTTTACCAAGATTTGATAAGAAAGGTAATCGAATCAGAGATACGAGAAAAGATAAAACAGAAGGACAGGTTATTGTAAGAGATAAGTTTGATCCAACTAAGTTAGATACAAATGTAAAAGTAAAGATTAGACAAGAAAATTTAAAACAAGTTTCTGATCCTGAAAGATATAGTAGAAGGGATTCACAATTAAGAATGAACCAATACAAAGCAATGAGACAAGCGTTTGGAGAAGATGCAAAAGATGTGTTAGATTATTTTGATAAAATGAGTGAACAAGAATTTGCAAACTTTTACTTTATGTATGCCCGTTCTAGTATGGGTTTTAATTTCTTCTATGAATCTAGTGACTCGTCAAGAAAAGAAGGAAGTTTCGATGATAGATTAGCAGGAGCGTTAGAAAATGTTAGAACAGATATACAAAGATATGATAAAAATAGAGATAAATATAAATTATTATCTAGATATTGAAAAGGGGAAAGTGGCATATGAAGAAACAAAAGAAAAAGAGAATTAAAATAAAAACATATGCTTGTGATTTTGAAACAAATACAGAAAATTGGTTACATCCTGATAGTTTAAAAGATGAATTAAAAGTGAAAGAAAATGATTTTGAGTTATGGAGAAAACGTGAAGCTTGGAAACAACATGTTAAAGGGGATCAGGCATTTGTATGGTCATGGGGTTCAACCGAGATAAGAGAAGATATGAGTTTTATAGGGGAATTGGATAACTTTACATACGGAAAGTCTATACAAGAATATGTTGATTGGATGCTTGACGGAAGCAAAAATGTTTGGTTTCATAACTTAAAATTCGATGGTTCATTTATTGCGGTTGAATTGTTGAGAAGAAATTTTACATTTACTTTTGATCGTAATCCTGCAATGGGAGAATTTACAGGATTAATTGATGGAAAGAAAATGTGGTTTGAATTAATTGTTTGTAGAGAAGGACCTAGAGGCGGAAGACAGTTTATCACGATTAAGGATTCTTTAAAGAAAGTCCCTTTTGGTCTTAGAAAGGCGGCTATGGCGTTTGGTTTAGATGTATTTAAAGATGATTTGGATTATGATGAAATAAGAGAACCTTTTGAGCCAATAAGTGAAGCTGATTATAAATACTTGAAAAAAGATGTTGAAATTACTGCTAAAATTATTCATTATCAAGTTTTTCAGAGTGGATTGAAAAAAACAACAATTGGTTCGGATGCTTTAGGCGAATTTAAAACCACTGTTGGCGGAGATAAAGGCTTCAAAGAAATATTTCCAGTTTTAGATTTTAAAACTGATAGTTTTATTCGTAAATCATATTTTGGTGGTGTTACACAAGTTAAACCAGGAAGAGAAGGCGAATTAATTGGAGAGGGTTGTGTATTTGATATTAACTCCATGTATCCATACGTTCAATATTATAAATTGCTTCCTTATGGAACACCAATTGAATATGAAGGAGAATATGAATATGATGAAGAATATCCATTATATGTGCAACAAGTTCAATTCTCATTTGTTGTGAAAGATAATATGCTACCAACAATTCAATTAAAGAAACAAAACGTTGATTTTAATTACGCTGATGAAGATGATGCAAGAAAGTTTAATGGACGTGAATTTCAGAAAACTAGTTTTGGTGAAATAGTGACCATGTATTTAACGAATGTACAATGGAATCAAATACAAAAGCATTATCATTTAGATGATGTTAAATTCATAAAAGGTATGAAATTTAAAGGTAAAGTTGGTATCTTTAAAGAACATATTGATAAGTGGATTAAAGTTAAAATACAAGCTAGTCAAGATGGTAATGGTGCATTAAAAGAACTGAGTAAATTAATGTTAAATAGTCCTTATGGGAAATTCGGCACGAATACCATTCGTTTAAATGTTGAACCTTTCTTGTGGGAAGATGATGAAAGTTTAGGATTTAGGGTTGAAGATGAAGACCCTCCTCCAGCTGATCCAATTTACACCGCTTATGCAAGCTTTGTTACTGCTTATGCAAGAGAAGAATTAGTAGAAACAATTATGCTATGTTATGATAGATTCGTCTATTGTGATACTGACTCTATTCATTTAGAAGGGGTAGAAACACCAAAAGAAATTTTACATAAAATACATCCTGACGATTTAGGAATGTGGGATAAAGAAGGAGAATTTAAATATGCTAAATTCCACCGTGCAAAAACATATTGTGAAATGCTATATGCTAAAAAAGTAATGAAAGAAGATAGATGGGGGGATATGGTAGAAGTGTTAAAACATTGTTCGAAAGAAGAGTGGGAGAAAACCCCTAAAGACCAAAGAACATTAGATAAGAATTTAAAGTGTGCTGGTATGCAAAGACATATTGCTGACACTGTTGAATTTGATGAATTTGAAATCGGATTAAGTATTGATCCGTATTGTCCAGCGAAACCTAAATGGAGAGGTGTTGGAAAATTAATGCCTTCTCAAGTTAGGGGAGGAACTTTGCTTAAGATTAGAAAGTTTTCATTGAACTAGGGGAGGGGTAAAGGTGAGTATTTATGAAACTAAATGGTATAAAGAACAAGT